TATATTTATCGATCCTACGGGGTCTGACAACGTCATAGACGAGTATAAAGGCATACATAAGCCTGGTGCACCCAAAGGTGTAAAAGTAGACCTAAAACCAGGAGATATGCTTATTTACTCTGGTTGTGAATTAGAGCACTGGAGAGAGCCTTTTGAAGGTCAACTATGTGGCCAAGTATTCCTGCACTATAATCATGCAGATGGACAGTTTGCAAAGTCTAATTTGTATGATAAAAGACCTATGCTAGGAATAGTCAAATAACGTTGAATATCAACGCAATCTAATATAATCTGGAGATCTATGTTACAGAAGGTAAACTTTGCACCGGGAATTAATAAACAAATCACTGCTACAGCCGCAGAAGGCCAATGGGTAGACTGTGATAATGTTCGTTTTAGATATCTATTCCCTGAAAAAATAGGTGGTTGGAAACAACTTGGTGCTGATAACATAACAGGTGCTGTTAGACAAATGCACCAATTTACAAATAGCGAAGGTAGAAAATATACTATCATAGGATCAAACAGAATTTTATATGCATACTCAGGTGGTGTGTTCTATGATATACACCCAATTAAATCTACAAACACTCTTACAAATGCATTCAGCACGACCAATGGATCAACAACAGTTACAATAAACTTCTCTAGCGATCACGGTATCACAGCTGGTGATATTGTATTGTTAGATAATTTTTCAACTGCAACTAATTCTGATTATGCAGCAGCTAATTTTGATGACATAAGATTTATGGTTACAACGGTGCCATCATCAAATACGATTACAATTACCATGCCATCAGCAGAAACAGGATCCGGTGCCTCACAATCTGGTGGTATAAGAGTTCAACATTACTTTAGAGTAGGACCAGATGTTCAAGCGGCAGGTTTTGGTTGGTCACTTGGTTCTTGGGGTGGAAAAGAAGTAGGAGCTTTTACTACAGTTTTATCTTCAGATATATCATCTTCTTCTACAAGCATCACATTAAATGATGCATCACAGTTTCCATCGTCAGGCACAAACTTTATACAAATAGGCACTGAAGAAATATCTTACACAGGTATATCTACAAACACACTTACCGGTGTAACAAGAGGTGTAAGAAACACAACAGCAGCTTCTCACTCTGCAGGAGCCACGGTTACAGATACTTCAAACTTCGTAGCATGGGGTGAGGCAGCATCTGGTGACTTAGTCATTGAGCCTGGTGCATGGGCCATTGACAATTTTGGTGATAAAGCAATTTGTTTGGTTGTAGACAACGAATGTTTTGAATGGAACTCTGCTGCAACAAATGCAACAGATTCAAGAGCAACAATTATATCTGGTGCGCCTACTGCATCAAGACACATGCTTGTATCCACACCGGACAGGCACTTAGTATTTTTTGGTACAGAAACAACCATTGGTGATAAGACTACACAAGATGATATGTTTATTAGATTCTCTGCAGTTGAGGATATTAACACGTATACACCTACAGCAACCAATGACGCCGGCACACAAAGATTGGCCGACGGATCACGGGTAGTAGGAGGAATTAGAGGTAGGGATGCGATATATGTTTATACAGATACAGCTTTATTTTTGATGCGTTTTGTTGGTCAACCGTTTACATTCGCTTTCGTACAAGCAGGAACAAACTGTGGTTTAGTTGGTAGAAATGCAGCTGTTGAAGTAGATGGTGCTGCATATTGGTTTTCAGAAAATGGTTTTTTTAAATATGCTGGTGCTCTTGAATCATTACCTTGTTTGGTAGAGGACTTTGTTTATGATGATGTTAATATTGATACTGGTAACCAGATGATAGCTGCAGGACTTAATAATTTGTTTGGTGAGGTTATGTGGTTTTATCCAACAGCAAACTCACAAGTTGTTAACAGAATGGTTTGTTATAATTATCAAGACTCATCACCACAAAGACCTATATGGACAGTAGGCACGTTAGCTAGAACAGCTTGGGCTGATTCTTCTGTATTTGGTAAACCACATGCCATGGAGTATGATGCTGACGGTGTTGAACCTGCCACTTCGTCAACGTATGTGCAAGGTAATACGGATGGTATCACCACATACTATCAACATGAGACAGGCACGGATCAGGTTAAAGGTGGCACAGTCACAGCTATTCAAGCAAATATACTATCTGGCGATTTTGATATTACACAAAGAACGGCTAGAGGTGCAACCACAGGAACTGCGGATATTAGAGGCGACGGTGAATTTATTATGAAGATAAGAAGATTTGTCCCTGACTTTATATCTCAAACTGGTAACACACAAGTAACATTAAATTTAAGAAATTTTTCTAATGATGCTGCTTCTAGTTCTTCATTAGGACCTTTTACTGTAACGTCATCAACTAGCAAAGTAGATACTAGAGCTCGAGCGAGAGCTGTAGCGTTAAAAATAGAAAATACAGGAACATCACAAGATTGGAAACTTGGCACGTTTAAATTAGATATACAACCGGACGGGAGAAGATAATGTCAATACAAAATTTAATTTTAGGTAGTTTAGTTTCTCGAGGTGCTGATAGATTATTAAACCCAGCTAGATATGATAAAAATTTAATTGATAAATTTATAGTGGGTGGTGGTTTTACTGGTGAAGGCTCAGATGAGGATGAAAAAGATAAAGGACCAACAACTTTTGGCGGCATAGCTAAACAAGGTATAATGAGTTTATTAGCGCAAGCTGTTCTTGGGCCCGTGTTAGGACCACTAGCTTTAACTTTAGGTCAAAACTTTTTAGATAAAAGACGAGAGGAAGGATTAGGTTTTAGTCCTTTTGGAGGTGATGGACCATCAGGTCCATCCGGTATCGTAGCCAATAAAGCTATAACATTAGACGGTGATATAGTTGATGTTGGTTCTGAAGAATATTACGACGATTTAGATAAAAGAGATAAAGAGTTTGCAGAAACTGGAGACTATGATGTTTATTCTGGTGGGACTGTTTTTGATAAACCAAGCGGACCAATAGGAATTACTTTTGATCCAAATAAAGATTATTATACGGGTAGTGATGAAGAGGATAAAGATGACGAAGGCGGAGCTACAACAACAACAACAACAACGTCAGTATCGGACTACTCACCAACGATGCAGGACCCTGATCCTGCTCCTGAAAGTAAATCAGATGCTCCTGCTTATGATTTCGCTAGAGGAGGACTGGCAAGTTTATATAGATAATGGCAAAGATAGTACAAGTATTAACAAGACCAAGTGAAACGTATAAGCAATCTGTAGCTGATGCACAGGTTAGGGACCTTGATGGTATTATACAAAAACTAAACACAACGTATCAACAAGAATTAAAAGATGAGATGGAAGCTTCAAACTTCTTTTTAACATAATGGCAAATAGTTTTATAAATAAAAAAGCAGATCTAACAACGACAAATCTTACAACAGTGTATACAGTACCATCGTTTAAAACATCTGTAATAAAATCAATTTTAGTATCTGAAGATGCAGGATCAGGGGCTAATATAACAGTGACTTTGGTGGACGCATCGTCTAATATATTTAGTCTATTTAAGAGCAAAGCTATATCTTCAAATACTACTGTAGAGCTTTTGACACAGCCTCTTGTTATGGAGGCTAGCGAGGCTTTAAAAGTCCAAGCCAGTGATGCAAATGAGCTGCATGTAGTGGTTTCAATATTAGAAATAGAACCAAGAGAGGTAACAACATAATGCAAACAATAAAGCCAGAAAAGATAATAACAACCATATCTAACCTTAAAACAGGTGAGATATATAAATCAGAGGACGAATGGAAGACAAAAGGCGTGCCAGAAGCTGACATTAGGAGAGATGTTAAAGTAATCATGCCTGCGCTTGATTTGTTCCCTAAAACCAAGTAATGTGATAAACTATGGCAATATCTAGATTTCAAATGAACAGACAATTAAGAGCATATGGCGGAATAATGGGCCAAGATGGTAGACGAAACTATGGAGTAGGTTCGTTTTTTCAAAAGTATATTAAAGACCCTGTAGAGAGAGTATTAACTGGTAAAACCGCTGAACAACAAGAAAGAGAATCACAAGAAAGAGTTGATAGGTTAGAAGCAATCGCTGGTAAAGGTAATACACAACCTATTAGTAATTTTTTTAAAGACTTGGTTTATGGTAAAGAAACACCTGTTAATGAAGATGGCACACCTAAAGTGCCAGAAGGCACGACAAAAAGAACGGGTGGTATACTAGGTACACTTTTACAACCAAAAATTGCTATACCAATAGCTTCAGGATTATTGGCTGGTGCGTTTACAAAAGACGAAGAGGACCCTTTATTTACAGGTCAAGATGTTGGATTAAATTTAATGGATATAAGAAGATTAGCAAATGTTACAGATCCTAAAACAGGACAAG